ATAGTAGATGACATTGAAACCTCCATGTCTCACGTAAACTTTAAAGAAGTAGCATCATCTTCAGCAGCTTACGCATTGCGTGATGCATTTGACGCAGGTGTAATTGCTAAGATTATTGCAGGTGTACCTGCTTCGTCACCGAACCACATTCTTGGTTCTGATAATGCAACTGATCTTGCTGCTGGTACTTTTGACGGTACTGGTAATCTTGATATAGGGTTTGCGTCTGGTGAGCATGATCCAATCGATGTTCTTTCACGAATGGCTCGTCTTCTTGATGAGCAGAACGTGCCAGAAGACGGACGATGGTTCTTGGCAAATCCAGAGTTCTATGAAGTTCTTGTACAAAGTTCTTCTAAGCTCTTGTCAGTTGACTATAACGCAGGTCAAGGTTCAATTCGTAACGGTCTAGTTTCTACTGGTAAGTTACGAGGATTTGATATGTACCGAACTAACAACATTGCCGCAACTACTAATGCTGCTGGACAATGTGTTGCAGGTCATATATCTTCTACCTGTACTGCACAGACCATTACTAGCACAGAAGTTATCCGTGATCCTGATAGCTTTGGTGATATTGTTCGTGGTCTTCACGTTTACGGTGCAAAAGTATTGCGACCAGAAGCTCTGGTTTCAGCTTTCTACGGCATCGACTAAACCAGATCGGGGGCTGAAATATGCCCCCTTTCTTTAGGAGTTAAATATGCCTCAAATAGGTAGTAATGAAAAGCCAATGATGATTAATCCTAAGAAGCGAGGAAAGATTTTAGGAATGACAGGTAGTTTTTATAAACCCGAAAATAAAAAAAAGTTTGATAAGAACTACGATAAAATTTTTGGAGGTAAAAAAAATGATGCACGGTAAAAAGAAAAAGATGGGTCATGGCGGTAAAAATAATGCAGGTAATATGGCTGCCATGAATCGTAACACAAAGATGGGTGGCGGTATGATGAATTATCAAAAAGGCGGTAAAGCAAAAGCAGGAAGCCAGCCTATGTATTCAGAAGTTATGCCAAAATCAGGGCCATGCTAAATGGCTACTACTTATCTGCAATTAACTAATGAGCTTCTTCGTGAATTAAACGAAGTAACTTTAACGTCTTCTACATTTTCAAGTGCTAGAGGAGTTCAACAACACGTTAAAGATTCTGTTAACAGAGCTTACTTTGATATGGTTAACGAAGAACCTCAATGGCCTTATCTTGCTGTTGCAGAAAGTGGTGCTACAGACCCTATGTATGGAAATGTTTCTATAGATACTGTAGCAGGAACTCGTTGGTACGAATTAAAACCAGCTAGTTCTAGTATTACTTCTGATTATAATTCTATTGATTGGGATAATTTTTATATTAC